CAAATGGCATATAATCTTGATGCGATTAAGCAGAAGATCGCTGATCTTAATGGCGGTCGTAAACCTGGTGATAGAAAAAAGGATCGACCAAAGCTAACTTGGTTTAAGCCAAAGCTTGGTCCAAATGACTCACCAAACGCATATGAAATTCGTTTCCTTCCGTACACGGATGCAAACGGTCAACCTTTCCAAGAAGTGTCGTATTACGACAACAAGGAATTGAACGAACACCGTCTTGTGGCTCCGGCACAGTTCGGAATGGAAGATCCTATCTTCGAATTGCTCGACGAGCTTCGTAAGGAAGGAACCCGTGAATCCTGGAGACTTTGGGGAACCCTTCGTCCAAAAGACCGTTTCTACGCTCCAATCTTCGTTCGTGGCGAAGAGGACAAGGGCGTTCAAATCTGGGAACTGAACGCAAAGATTTTGAAGGACATCTACTCAGTCCTCGCTCATCCGGATTATGCTGATGAGAACATGATGGATCCTGAGAATGGATTCGACTTCACACTTACCGTAACAGATTCCGGAAAGAAGTTTGGTAAGTTCACCATCAAGAACTACGACATTCAACCACGTCGTAAGCCAAGTCCAGTTGCTTCTACAAAGAAGGCCCGTGAGGAGATTGTCAACTCCGTTCCTGCTCTTGAAGATTACTTCAAGAGCATGGTCCGTGATGCTGAGTTCCTCAACAAGGTTGTAGAAAACTTCCTTGCTAAGACTGCGGGTCAATCGGCTGATGAAGCTAGCAACCACAGCGAGTCTCGTGGAGTGAATCAGTCAGATGACGATTCAAAAGCTGTGCAAGACATCGACGATGCTTTTGCTGACTTGGATGACGACGAGGAAAACCCATTCTGATTCGTACCACAGTCTAATCACAATTGAACCCAGCCCAACAGCTGGGTTCTTTTGTCTGTGGAGTTTATACTTCAAATTTGGGTTGTTACTATCATTGAGTAAGAGGTAGAACGTGGCAAAAAAGAAAAAGGAAGATGAAGAGAAGGATGATTTCACTCTAAATCTAATCAACCAACTCAACAAAGAAAATGGAGAGCGAATCGCTTTCAATCTTAGTTCAGATGACGCTCCAACAAATATCAAACGTTGGATTAGCACTGGTTCGCAACAGCTAGATTTCATCATTGCAAACAGACTTGGTGGTGGCCTGCCTGAGGGACGTGTAATTGAGATTCAAGGACCCACCTCAAGTGGTAAGAGTCACATTGCATTCGAGGCTGCCAAAGACACCCAGAAAAAGGGTGGGATTGTAGTTTACATCGATACTGAAAATGCTACAAGTCTTGATAATCTTCAAGCTCTTGGTATTGATGTCAAACGACGATTTGTTTTCTGTCAGACTGCATGTACGGAAGAAATTTTTGCCATCATCGAATCTACCATTATGAAAGCCCGTGCAATGGTAAAGGATGTCCCAGTTACCATTATTTGGGACTCGGTTGCTGCTTCGTCTCCAAAAGCTGAACTTGAAGGTGATTATGATCAAAATACTATCGGTCTTCAAGCAAGAGTTCTAGGAAAGGGAATGCGTAAGATTGTCAATATCATTGGTAATCAGAACGTAACATTATTGCTTATCAATCAGCAGCGCCAAAAAATTGGAGTGATGTTTGGTGATCCCACAACTACACCAGGAGGTATGGCTATTCCATATGCATCTTCAGTCAGAATCAGAATTCAATCAACGGGACAACAACACATCAAAGATAAGAGTGGGAACGTAATCGGAATTAAGGTCAAAGCAAAGACTATCAAAAACAGAGTTGCTCGACCATTTCGAGAATGCGAGTTCTGCATCATCTTCGGCGTCGGCGTCGTTGAGTTCGAAGAAGTATTTGACCTATTCAGGGCTCATTGTGATGCTATTCAAAAAGCCACAGATACAGGAGTACCATTTGAGAATTATGTGTTGTCGGTAAATGGTACTGGTGCTTGGAAGTATTTTACCGTTACCGATTCTAAAACTGGTGAAGTTGTTGTAGAAGAAAAATTCTACAAGAATGACTTCGGCAATATTCTATACAAGCCTGAGTATAAACAATACATGGATGCTCTGTTTGAGAGTGCATTACAAATGGACCCAAATGATATGAAGCATCCTACATTTTCAGGTGTCAACTCGGATTCAATTGAAGAAGCCGAAGCAATGCACGAATACGACGAGTGAAATGGCCAAGTAAAAACAACCGTAAAATCAGTTCTTGAAAGACAGAACCGCCGACCACTCAACTTTATTTTGGTCTAGATTGCCAGGCAAATTTGTTGATAGACTTACTGGTCAAGAAACTAAAATTCTTTCGATACAAGATCCGATTGAGTGGGCTCAAGGTTTACTAACAGTCGTTCAAGATCAAGCGAATACTATTCATCGGAAAACTCTACATTCACCAGCAAATTTCATCATTACCAATGGTTTTGGTTTTGTACTACTTGAATCATTAGTGACTTATCGACCTCTTTTGTTTGGTGAGCCCAATTCTGATATTGGAGTAGAATTTGACGACGCCATTCAAATGGGGAGTCTTAACGGCCGGTTCGCCGTATTCAAATCTCAGTCAATTCCTGAAGACAAAATGTTGCTGGGATTAGCAGGTCGTGGTGTTGATTTTCGAATGTCAAACACCAATCCGATGGATATTGAAGTAGTTAAAACGGACAACCCATATCATCAGGTTGGACAGGTGGCATATTGGGCCTATGTTCAAATTTTAGATATGGGTCTTTGATAGGTGGAAAAGTGGAAGACGATATCAAGCCCAAATACAAAGCAGACTACAAAACTTCAGACCCAAACTGGTGGAATCCGCCCAATTCAGCATTGAGAGGTAGCAACTTGGTTGTGAGATTTAAAAAGTTAACAGATAATGCCCAACTTCCAGAGTTCAAATCTGAACTTGCTGCTGGAATGGATCTTTCTTCAGTTGAAAGAGTTGTATTGCCATCAGTCAAAACAGCAGGAAGCCCTGGGATTGCTCTTGTTTCAACTGGTTTGGCAATGGCACTACCTCCAGGGTATGAAGCTCAAATAAGACCAAGATCAGGTCTTGCAGCTAAACATGGTGTACTGTCTTGAATTCCCCGGGAACAATTGATGCTGATTACCGAGGTCCACTCAAGGTTGTTTTGGTAAATCATGGACCAGAAGACTTTGTCGTCGAACCGGGCGACCGTATTGCACAAATGGTCATTGCAAAGGTGGAACAAATGTCTGTTCTAGAAGTTGCTGACCTTGATGAAACAAATAGAGGAAGTGGTGGATTCGGTTCAACTGGTGTAAAATGAGTGTTCTTAGAGAAATATGGGAATCTCACGGATTTCTTAGCAGGATGTCTGAAGAAGAAATTGAACAACTGATTCCGCTGTTGACGAACCAGGCTTTGGAATTGGTTGGAGATGTTAATAATTTGTCTCCACCCCAAAATCACTCTGATGTTTTGCTGCAACTGGTTAGATTAGTTTTTAAAGAATTTCAATGCATGCCGTGTCCAACAACTCGATTTGTTGAATCCGATGGCTCTCCAGGAGATGCTCTGAAAATTCTTCCATTGGGTGAGTTTGAATTGAGCATGGGAAATCTTAGAGAGCGAAAAGATCAGGTGATAGCAGCATTTACCAAACTAGCATGTGGCAAAACTCTCTATATCAACGTTCCATTTTTGGTTGCTAATGTGAGAGTTGAAAACGGATTGCACTATTTCAAGTTGAATACATTGGCTGGGACCAAATCTTAATCAACTGTGAATGGTGGCCATTACTTAAATGTAATGGTGACATCTCTGAAAGAAGTTTTGGAACTGAAACCTGGAACTTTGATTCGAGGATTAAAAATCAACTTCTCAGGGTCAATGAATTTCTCTATAGACGGTTGGCAATTTGAACAAAGAAAGCTTGTCAAGAGCTTGCTTTCATGTTCTGACAGAGACCGATTTTGTTACACCTACTACAAGAATTCAAAAGTTCAAGAACATATAAACAACAACTCCATTCATATCAATAACGGTACCAATTTAACCTTTGGGGTATTCAGAGCTAACGGCGAAGCTTTCTTCAAGGATATGCAAACCTGGTTTATTCAGGACATCATTGATGATGGAGAATGCTTGGGCATGTCCTTGGGTGAAAATTTCATCGCTCTCCAACCTTCTCATTATGATATGTACAGATCTGATTATTACCAGGTGTACGTTTTCCATAAGGTTCTACACGGTCAAGCAATAAAGTGGATAGCTTTACATTCGAAACAGGTTAGCAAACAATTGATTCTGTGTAACAATCCTTCATTGATGGACATTGTGTTGGAGCTTATATGAATCTTAAAACAAAACGACCCTACATCTTCATTGATGGTATGAACATTTTCGTGCGACATTATCTTGTAAATGAAACGCTAAATGCCAAAAGTGAACCAATAGGAGGCGTGGTCGGTTTTTTGAAGTTCGTTGATTACATAACGAGAATATCGACTCCAGCCAAAGTCTTTGTTGTTTGGGAATCTGGTGGCGGTTCGGCTCGACGTAGAAGCATATTCAAGGAATACAAAAAGGATCGAGGCAAGATCAAAGAACTAAAAAAATCCATAACGGAACTGCCTCCATTCGAGACCAACTTGCTTACGATCAAGAGTGCAAAGTCAGACAATTATCACTGATATACAGACTTCTTAAAAACACTCCGGTATGTCAGGTGTTTGTATCTGGAACGGAATGTGATGACATTATTGCTTATCTCGTAAAGCAACAGTTTGGAAGTGATCCAACGGAAAAAATAGTTGTGTCTGGTGATAAAGATTTCTATCAACTGCTTGAGGACTCGACTGTTAAAATCTATGAGCCAGCCAAACGTCAGCTGCTCACAGGCGATTGGGTTTTTGAGAAGTACAACATAGCTCCAAGAAACTTCTGCCTAGCTAGAGCCCTTGTAGGCGACGTAAGCGACAATCTCGAAGGCGTTCCTGGTGTTGGTTTGAAGACTGTAGCTAAGCGATTTCCGCAGGTGGCCGATAGAACAAAAGATATTACGATAGATGATATCCTAAAGACTTGTGATGAACAAATCGCTGCAAAAGCGAAGCAAAAAGTATTTCAACAGGTAAAAGAAGCAGAAGAACTGGTTAGACGAAACTGGAAGCTCATGTTCCTTTCATCTAATATGATGTCTGCTAAAGAAATCACAAAAATAAGCTATACTGTTGAAAATCACGAACCAAAGATGAACAAGGTTAACCTTATCAAAGAAGTTATTTCTAATGGTATTGCAATCGCATTTGACTATGATTCGTTTTCAACACAGATGCGAATGATGGCTAGTCTTGACGAGTCTCAACAATCTCCTTGACTTTATCGGCAGAATTTGACAAT